CTAAGAAGCACGAAGAGATTCACTGGGTAGAAGACGAGGCAGAACTCTCGGAAGATATCCAAGACTGGAGAACAAAACTCTCTGAACAAGAGAAAGAGTTCATTACTCAAGTACTACGATTGTTCACGCAGTCGGACGTACAGGTAGGGGAGAACTACCACGAGTTACTGATCCCTAAGTTCAAGAACAACGAGATCCGTAACATGTTATCATCGTTCGCAAACCGAGAAGGTGTACACCAACGTGCCTATGCATTGTTGAACGACACTCTGGGTTTACCTGACGAAGAACACCATGCGTTCCTTGAGTACAAGGAGATGGCAGATAAGATCGACTTCATGAAAGAGGGTGACATTCATTCTCATACTGGACTTGCACTTGTACTGGCACAATCTGTGTTCAACGAAGGTATGTCATTGTTCGCATCATTTGTAATGTTGTTGAACTTCCAACGTTTCGGTAAGATGAAAGGTATGGGTACAATTGTTGAGTGGTCAATCCGAGACGAGACCATGCACGTACAGGGCAACTCTAAGTTGTTCCGTGAGTTCTGTGAGGAACATCCTCGTATCGTAAACGATGAACTGAAGTCAAAGATCTATGAGATGGCGAAGAACGCTGTTAAGTTAGAAGATCGATTCATCAAACTTGCATATAAGTCTGGAGACATCGAAGGACTGTCAGAGACAGATGTGAAACAATACATCCGTCACATTGCAGACAGACGTTTGTTACAACTAGGTATGAAACCTAAGTTCGGTGTTAAGGACAATCCACTACCGTGGTTAGACTGGGTACTGAATGGTGCTTCACACGATAACTTCTTTGAGAAGCGAGTGACTGAGTATTCAGTAAATGGTATGGAAGGCGAATGGGGTTGGGACGAAATGTTTGAGACCGAGGTTGCTTGATGTTTGAATTAGTCTGCGGAGTATGTGATTGTATAACCGTGGTATCAGAAGAAACGGAGTCTGGAGAGACTCCGCAATTCTGTCCTATGTGTGGGTCACCAGTTGAGGCTGAAGACTTACAAGAATAATATATACCTGTATGACTTGGTATTATGAAGACAAAGAATTTACACCAGACGAATCCTTTTTAGAAGACTATCAAGGATTCGTTTACCTATTGACCGAAGAAACTACTGGTATGAAGTATATCGGTAAGAAGTTCTTCTGGAAACCCAAAGTTCTGCCTGTTACAAAAGCAAGAAAGAGACGTAAACGAACAAGAGTCCAATCTGACTGGATGAAGTATTACGGATCATCGGCAGAAGTCAAACTACTAATCGAACGAGGAGAAGCATCCTTTAGTCGTAAGATACTTAGATTGTGTCGTACCAAAGGTGAGTGTTCTTACTTCGAAACCAAGTATCAATTCGATCACGATGTTCTATTGCGTGATGACTACTACAATGCCTTTATCGGATGTAAGATTCACGGCAAACACCTACCCGCTGACCTGAAGAAAGAACCGACCAGAAAGTCGGAACCTTGGCATAATAGATCTTAAAATAATTTAAAAAAAACGCTTGACTTTCTTTGCCCAGTAACGTATAATACTTGTATTGATTATGAGAACTGAGAGAGAAAAAGTTATGTATGTTTACTTCCTGAAATCCCTGAAAGATAATTCACTTATCGATGATAAGAAATTCGCCAAGATCTCTGATGCTATTTACCATCGTGACGAGATAGATATGATTGCTGACGCTTGGATTGATTCCAAGTGGGTCGAAACTAAATAACTGAGAGAGATATATTATGCAAGATTTAAAACGTGTTATCGAATCCTACATGCTTGAAGCGATTGCAGATCCAGAGAATCGTTTCCCTAATAACGATATCAACTGGAACTTTGTTGACGCTGATACTTACATGCGCCTCAATCCAGTACGTGATACCTATGATTTGTACTTTAAACTGTTCAATGAGATAGCGGAAGAGATTGAACTTTCCGCTTGACATTTCCTGCCCAATGTACTATAATGTTTACTTAATTGATGAGAGATTCCTATGACTGTTAATGATATTATGAATGACGTTCGTGACCTTCTTGAGAAACAAAACGATTCCTATGCCTTCCGTGAAGGATATTACGACTCCATGCTTCGTTCTATGGCGATGAAGTACCCTGAAGTGTTAGAAGAATTAATATCTACTAGAGATTATTTGGAGAGTAAAACGTGAAAGATGTGATATGGTATGTTGTGATTGAATCTGAGACTAAAGAACAAGAGATGTGGAAACAATCATTCGCTACCGAAGAAGACGCTCGAGAGTGGGCGGAAGATCAAAGTTTTTATAAATATCACTTATATCCATACGAGGTTTAGATATGTTTAGAGTCGCAATAGGTTTCTTTATTCTGTTCGGAGCAATCGGACACGATGACATCATGATTGGGATGGGACAACCCCAACCATTCTGGCCCCTTCTGGTCAAACTACTGATTGGTATGTTGATCATGGGATGGGGACTTTGGAGTATAAATAAACGAGGTATTGATAATGTTTGAGATATCACCACAATTAGTCGCAAACTTGGCGCATCAGTTTATCCATATGCCACGACATCCAGATTGGTCTGGGTTACAGGCATCTCTACAGACTCAAGGATTTGACTCTGCTCAAGTATTCGAAGTAATGCAAGCAATCCGAGAAGGGAACTATTAATGGCAAAAAAGAAAGTGTCAAGGGAACAATATCTCTCACGATTTCAACGGTGGGAGATTATCGATATCCATGAAGGATATGTTTTGACATGCACGGAGATTGATGACACCGAGGGATTTGTAAAACATTCCTACGAGGGAACCAACCCCAAAGGCGATGACGTATTTGATAAGGAGTTGAAACACTTCACCTATCAGGCGAACCATGCCTTTGTAATTGATGAATTTAGACGATTGGTATACAGTGATTTAAAATGAATATATTCCACCTAGATAATGATCCAGTGAAAGCAGCACAGATGATGTGTGACAAACATGTCGTAAAAATGATCGTAGAGTACGCCCAATTGATGTCTACCGCACATCGTGTGTTGGATGGTACTGAGTACTATGACAAGACCAAGAACGGTCGTAAGATCAAACGATGGAAACTAGACGGTGCGGCCGAAGAACGACTCTTGTACAAAGCGTCCCACGTAAACCATCCGTCCAATATATGGACACGTAAGTCTAACGGCAACTACCGTTGGTTGTACAAACACTTCCAAGAATTGTGCAAAGAGTACACTAGACGTTACGGTAAGATTCACATGACCGAAGAGAAACTGAGTAGTCAGTTGTGGTTCTCTCCCAAGAACATCGACCAAGTAGAACCCCTCACAGAGTTCGCACAGGCGATGCCAGATTCGTGTAAGAAGGACGATCCTGTTCAAGCATACCGTCAGTACTACGTCCAAGAAAAGGCGTACATGGCGAAGTGGACGAACCGTGAAGTCCCTAGTTGGTTTGAGTGATAGGTAGATTTGTCATCTTGTTCTGGTTGGCAATCAGTGTCGATAATCATGATGACTTCTACGGTATCAAGACTAGTCAACGTAGATTCGAAGAATGTAAAAAAGTTGTAATTATTTCATAAAAACGCTTGACATTCTCTGGCCAGTGACGTATAATACTTGTATTGATTATGAGAACTGAGAGAGAAAATATGATTACTAATTTTATTGCGTTGCGTTCGAATCCTGAGTTAGTCAAGTTCCGCAACTATGTCCTATCCTTTTATGCGTATGATTCAGAACTTTATCCTATCGAAGACCTTACTGTTGCTAAAGTCGAGAAAGCGATCATGCAATACCTTAAACTAGTTATCAGTCCCAAGACTCACTTCGAGTGGGCTGCAGATTCGCTTGACCGTGAACGTGTTAGAGACATTCTTTTGAAAGATTACCATATGATGAAATTAATTGATGAGGTGTCAAAATGAGTTTTGCTACTAATCCCCAAAATGCCGTGACGTATGTTTCTGATCCGTCACACAGTTACCTGAAAGTTCCAGTCCGTTTGGCTGAGAAACTAAACTTCACCGACAAGATCTCGGAGTACTCGTTCTTCAATGAAGAGTATATCTGGTTAGAAGAAGATGTTGATATGGCGTTGTTCTTCAATGCGTTAGATGAACGTTCGCTTCCAGAACCATTGATCTTTTCAGAGACTCTTGAAGAACGGGCATCGTTCCGATTGTATCCAAGGTTCTCTGCAAAAAACTTGTAATTAATTGAAGAAAACGCTTGACAAAACATGCCCAGCATGAGATAATAGTTACCTAATTGATTGAGAGAGAGAAGAAAATTATGGCTTATGTATCACAAGAGAAGAAAAAAGCATTAACCCCTGCGATCAAAGCAGTCCTTAAAAAGTACAATGCTAAAGCGTCTATCGCTGTTCGTCACCATTCAACCCTTGTTGTTAATATCAAGTCTAGTGATCTAGATATCGTGAGTGCTAGTAACGAAGCGAGACTCGACCAGATCGAACGTGAGTTATATCACAACCCTAATTACTATGTTCAGTTAGACGATTACGTCAATGTCAATGAGTATTGGATTGAAGATACTTACAAGAAACATCCTGAGATTGTTTCGTTCCTGACTGAACTAAAATCTGCGATGGAAGGTGATGACTTCTTCAACGAAGATGATATCATGACTGATTACTTCCACCGTTCGCATTACATTGACATCAACGTTGGTTCTTACGACAAACCTTATGTTTGTAACACTGAGACCAAAGATCTTTCTGACCGAGTTGCTGAAGTCAAGGCGATCCGTGATGACCTAAAACAGGCGGCATAATTATGATGAAATTTGAAAACACTGCCCGAGTGGGAGATAGAATAAAATCTTTTGACTTTGAACCGATGGAAGGACGTGAAGATCGGTTCGTGGTCGGAGAGGTTGTGAAGAAGCATGAGTTTGGAACGGTTCACAAAGAGATGTTGATTCCGTACTCTTGTTACATCGTGAAGTGTGAAGAGTCTTCGCACGATCAATATGAATTAGGACAAGAAGTGTTTGTTCCTTATGAAGTCGATTTTATGGAATATGAAGAAAGGGTGAAAAAATTATGAGTATTGTAGTTGGGGGTGAGTACCTAGTATTCGCCTCAAGTAAAAAATCGTTCATCGAGGAATTGGTGTTCGCTAAGGGATCTTTTGAAGACAAGGACTATGTCTCTGTAACTGTATCTGAGACAATGAGAAACGGATCGTATATCATTCGTCCACAGAACGAAGAAGAGGTTGAGTGGTTAGAGGGTGCGGCCTATGCGGACGATGATGAGATCTTTGAGTTTCAATCATTCGAAGACGTTGAGTTTCAAGAGTCGTATGACGGTTGCGGTATTGACTACGAGACCGAAGGCATGGGTGCAGAGGAAGAAGAAGAACTTCTCGATGAGTTGTACGATTCTGAAGACTGGCCTGACGAGTTCTTCTCCAAAAAAGGGTTTGAAGAAGTTGATTCTCGGTCATATATTATTGGCGCCGTGGACATCGAATCTGTATAAATAATTACAAGATTGATCTGCTTTAATGATCCGCATTGGTTCATGCGTTAAAAGAATCGTATAATCCGAATAGGAGAAATGCGATGAGTTACGAACTAACTTACAGAGGTGTAACATACACCAAACAAGTTAAAGCAACTTCAGGCGTTAAGAAAGCGTCTAAGTAATTTAACGAGAGGGCGACTTTAGTTTGCGAAGATTACTATATATTGTTATGAAGACTAAAAGTCGCCCATTTTATAAATAACTGTGAATGAGAAGTAAACTATGTATAAACGAGAAGTTTTCGAGATACTCGAAGAGTTTGAAAAAGCAACTAACAAAGCCAAAAGAAAAGAGGTACTGTTGAAGTACTCTGATGTAAATGCACTATTGGACATACTCCGAGGCACATTCGATGATGCTTTGGAATTTAACCTACCTAAAGGTCGTCCACCTTACACCCCAAATTTACCTGAATCTGTCCCATCATCTCTGCACAAAAAGCACCGAGACTTCGGTTACTTTGTAAAAGGTGCGGTGGCGGATTCTATGCCCGCATGGAAAAGAGAACGAAAGTTCATTGAGATGTTAGAATCAATTCATCCTTCAGATGCGGAACTCGTATTGTCAATGGTGGAGAAAAAATCTCCTGTGAAATTTTTAACCAAGAAACTTGTACAGGAGGCATTTCCTAAATTAATAACCAGTTAAGTTCCTATAATAATAATCATAAGGAGTATTATGTCGAGAAACCAAATCGAAAGATTAAAGAAAGACCAGAGAGAACTCACTCACCAGATTCGAAGGCTGCAGAAAAAGGGTCTAGATGGGAAAGCACACCGCTTGATGGTGAAAGAGAATTTCTTAAATCAAACAATTGAGGATTGTACCTCTACTCGATAAGGAAGGTGATCAAGTATCTCGTAGTGGGGACTTGTTCCCCACTTCGTTACTTAATTAAGAATGGAATATTATGCCTACATATACTTTTAAAGACGAGAACACTGGCGAAGTGTTCGATAAATTCATGAAGATATCCGAACTGGATACATTCCGTGAAGAAAATCCACACCTAAAAAACATCATTCATGCACCCGAACTTATTTCGGGTAATAAGTCTGCTCGGCAAATCGCTGGGTCAGAATGGAATGATCATATGAAAGCGATCAAGAAAGGTGCTGGAAAAGATAATACCGTCAACACATGAGAAAAGATAAAACTTCCCCTCTCAAACTGAGAATAGATGATCTACGTACATTCGAACCACTAACCGAAAACCAAGAGAAGGTTTACAAGGCGTGGAACGAAGACAACCATCTTGTACTGACAGGTTCAGCGGGTACAGGTAAAACATTCTCTGCCGTTTATCTGGGACTAGAACAAGTTCTGGATAAAGGCAATCAATTAGAAAAGGTCGTGATCACACGATCCATTGTACCTACACGTGAGATTGGATTCTTGCCTGGCTCAATGGAAGAAAAGATGGAACCATATAGTGGCCCATACCGTGCGATCTGTACCGAACTATTTCAAGACTCAAAGGCGTATGACAAGTTAGTTGAACAAGATGCCATTGAGTTCTTATCTACGTCCTATATAAGAGGGACAACGTTCAATGATGCAGTAATCATTGTGGATGAGATGCAGAACCTCACATTCCACGAACTGGATTCTGTTATCACTAGGATTGGACAGAACTGTAGAATCATTTTCTGTGGAGACTATCTCCAGTCAGACTTTACCAAAGAGTCGGATAAGAATGGGTTCGGTAAGTTCCTGAAGATCATTGAACATATGACTAAGTTTAGCGTGATTACGTTTACATGGGCAGACATTGTTAGATCTGACTTTGTACGTGATTACATAATGACCAAAGAAATGTTAGAGATAAACTAATGAGACTATCAAAAAACTTTACGTTAGCAGAATTTACCAAATCACAAACGGCACTCCGTCTAGGTCTGGACAACAATCCTAGTGAAGAACATCTAGAAGCTGCACAGATGTTGTTCGACTATGTTGTTCAACCTGTTCGTGAACACTTCGGCCCAACTGTAATCAACTCTGGTTACCGTGGCCCTGAGTTAAACAAGGCGGTCGGTGGATCATCTAGAAGTCAACACTGTAAGGGCGAGGCAGTCGATATCGAAGTGCCAGGCGTACCCAATGCAGAAGTCGCAGAATGGATTCGTGAGAATCTAAGTTTCGATCAGTTGATCCTTGAGTTCTATACTGTAGGTATTCCTGACAGTGGTTGGGTACATGTGTCCTACGTAGACCCTGATTCGAATCGTAAGTCTGTATTAACTGCTCTTAAAGAGAATGGTAAGACCGCATATAAAGTTGGTCTTATAACGGAATAGTCATGGCAAAGTATACACGTCACGATCCGCAAAACAAAAAGCGAAACAAACATAAGCAAATCTCAAAACAAGGTAAACTTCATAGAGTGAAGGCCGTTGAGAGTGACCAAAGAGCATATAATGAGCAAGAATATAATATTTCAGTATCTAATAACAGATGAGTCTGTAGATAAAAGAGGCGAAGTGCAAGGTAGAGATCGTAAAGAACTTTACCTTGAAATGGCAGATATTTCTCGTAAGTCTTTCGAGATGTATGCCGAAGAAATTGGTTGCGAATACATGTATTCCGATGAGAAAGTTTTTATCGGTGATTACAAGATGTTTGACTTTTCGCCATTACTCTTTGAATGTCTTCGTGTAGTTTATGATCCGTACTTTGATCAGTTTGATAAAGTCCTGTTTGCAGACACGGATATCGTTGTAAACACTAAAGAGAATATCTTTGACGTATCTGATGCTGAAATTTATGGTGTCTTGGAAAGCGACATTCGTACTGAAGATAACGGTGGGTATAACGCTTGGGACTTTAAGGATAAAGAATTTAGAACATATGTAGAAAAATTCTCTATGCATGATTGTCCTATGATGCCTGCTGGCCCCCTTCACGGAATAGGCAGTCACCCTTCAAAACTCACAATCTTAAATACAGGTGTCGTTGTCTGGACTAAAGAGGCACGATTGAAAGCAAGGGAACTGTTCGATGACTGGAAACCTTGGGCAAACCCCAAAGAATTTGGTTTTACCATAGAACATCACTGTAGTATAAGAAACGATCAACCATTCATATCTGCACAGTTAATGAAACACGACTTTGATCTGGAGTCTATAGACCAATCATGGAACGATACCCCCATACATTATAAAGATTCTCAACACTGGATTGATTCTGGTAAATGTAAATTCTTACATTACACTGGAGGCGACCATAAGGTCGAAATGGTTCGTCTATATCATGAAAATAAATTTCCTATATTTCAAGAAGGTTGGTAAAAAGACTTGACAAATCCTGCCCAATAGCATATAATACATATGTTAACTAAGGAGAACAAATGAGAAATGACCACGAAAGAATAATCTTGACCGATGTAGACGGTGTCCTTCTGAACTGGGGTTACGCCTTTAAAGTTTGGATGGAACAAAAGGGTTACGATGTAAAAGACCCTGATGTCTACAACGTTGATAAAATATTTGATATGGAACGAGCCGAAAGTAAGAAGATGGTTCGTCACTTTAACGAAAGCGCTTCGATCGGTTTCCTACCACCGTTGCGTGATGCGATACACTACGTTCGCAAACTGCATGAAGAACATGGTTACGTGTTTCATGCGATCACTAGTCTAAGTCTTGACCCCCATGCCGCCAAGTTGAGAGAACAAAACCTTGCGAAGTTGTTCGGTGAGACTGCGTTTGAGAAAGTTGTTTGTCTTGACACTGGTGCTGACAAGGACGAGGCGTTAGAACCTTACCGTGACAGTAACTTCGTCTGGATTGAAGACAAGGTTGAGAACGCAGAAGTCGGTGATAAATTAGGTCTGGACAGTATACTGATTGAACATGCCTATAACATGGACAACAAAGACTTCCCTCTAATGAAAAACTGGAAAGATGTTTACGAATATCTAGAGAGTTAATCTTCTACTAAATACCTATTATTATTAACACATAGGTAATTAAAATGTCAGAAGAAAAGAAAGAAACGTTATTCCATCCTGCCGATTCAAACGGTGACGGTAAAGTAAGTGACGAAGAAGAACGACTGTATCTAGAGTTTAAACGCAAAGAACTCGAAGATGCAGACGCTATGCGTGATGCACAACGCAACATGACGTGGTTCGCTCTCGGTGGTCTGTTACTTTATCCGTTTGCCGTTGTTATCGCATCTCTGATCGGTCTAGATCAAGCACAAGAAACATTAGGCGATATGGCACCAACATACTTTGTTGCTGTGGCAGGTATCGTTGCTGCATTCTTTGGTACACAGAACTTCGGTAAGAAAAAGTAATAGATGAAAGAAATAAAGGTTGAATGGCGTGGTACGTTCGGAATGGGCGATTGTATGATGGCACTTAATGTGTGCCATCTACACGCTTGGAATAGAGACTGCAAAATTAATCTTGAAATGCACTGGGAACATGAAGAAGATTATTACCATCATTTTGAAGAAGAGGAGACTCTTGTCGAAAGAATGGAATACATTCATAACTTTTATCTTCATAAAGAGAGAGTTCGAATAACCCACAAGTATAACCAAAAGGAAGGCAGTAGATACTACTATACTTTCAAGGATCGTAATCTCAAAGCTAAAAACAGGTACTTGTTTGAAGACAATTATTTTGATGACAAATCGGGCCCTATCGCTCAAAACTCTTGGTTGTTTAATCCTAAATTGATTAATCAAGATATGTTCATAAAATCTAAAATTGTTTCCAAAAAATACTGTGGAAATACGATTGTTATCTGGAGACCTTTGTTTAATGCTGAACCACCCAGAACATGGAAAAGACTCTTGACAAATGAGGATTGGCGTGTTATAATAGCAGTCCTGCGCCGGAGAGGGTTAAATATAGTTGAGTTGACATATAGAACTCCTATTAGAGAAGTTTTATTTCATATCGCAACATGTAAAATGGTTTTATGTTATGATGGGATGTGGCATTATATAACCAAAAATCTTAACGTACCGCAGGCAGTTGTGTCGGATGAAAGTATTAGTAGGTATCATACTCCCGAAGCATTTCTTATGAGTCATGAAAAAGATCCGAAGGATGGTAAACCTAGTGTGTGGGATTACACTGACAAAAAGTTAGGTAAACTTTTGGGAGAAGCTAAGAAAAGAGCATTGACTTATAAGGAGTCGTGTAAGAACTATGTAAGATGGGAATCCTTACAACATTATGCTAGACGATGGTCTGTAGAAAGAGAGAAACACTGGTGGGAAAATGAAAATCGATAGAGCGGTAATCGAAATTAATGGAGGGTGTAACTACTCTTGTACGATGTGTCCACAGGACGTGCGTACAGGTGGTCGTGACAAACGTTTCCTACGTAAGATGAACTTGTTGGAGTTTGAAGACAATGTTCGTGATTGCGCTAAACATGGATTGCGTGTTGTCAACCTAGAAGGATCGG